AAGGGATATTTTTGAGGTTGGTTTCTCGGAAAAAAATGGGCGGCTTTCTGTTCCTGATATAAAACTCAGCATTGCGAAAAACGATGCCCGTTATTTTCTAGGTGCGGTTGGCTGGCGTGACGCGAGTTCTACGGCACAAACCGGACTGACGGGTTATGATTACAACCCGATTGTTTTTGAAGAAGGCAATCAACCTTGGGAGTTTGGGAATTGGGTGCAGACTGATGTCTTGACTGAGGGGCTACGGGCGGTTGGCCCTGATTACGAAGTTGATCGGAATACCAGGCTTTTTGAGTTTGATATGAAGTTCCCGGCGTTTGAATTGCCATCTGGAAAAATTGTGGTAATGGATGCTGAGACGGAACGTTCTTCAGACGGGATGTTGAAACGTGGGGTCACTTACGCTAAGAATACTACCGACATCTCCAAACGGGTTGTTTTTATTTCGGACGGTTGGTTGCACGCTATTGGATGTCCGCCTGCTTATACGGTTTCGGCGAAAGATTTTCAGGAATGGTTACGGAACACGTCTGCGGATAGAATTTTGCAGAGTTTTCAGCGGCAAACGAGTAAATATCGCGACTATGGCTACCTAATGCTAAATTGGGAGGCAGTTATGTTTAATGTGCCGGATGACCAGCGGTACAAACTTACTAATTGCCTAAAATGGTATTCTGAACAGAATTATAACGCCAAATTAGCGGCTTGGATGCAGACGGGTTTTGCTACGAGCCGGGTGCAGATGGAAGGTAATTTCAATCTTTCTGATTACGCAGGTATCTATAATTTTTCTGGCACTCAATCTGAGTTTAGGAAGCGATATCCCCGCTTTGCCGGACAACCTGATTACGCCCGGTACCTTGACGTACTTCAAGTAGGTGGTTATCAGAACTTTGCGACGAATGATGGCATTATTCATCACTATGTTCTCGAATATCTTGCCAACAAGAAGTTCTTCCCGACAAAGAAAGTTATTGCTTCAGTCTGGCACGATCAGGAGCATCTGGGTAATTGGAAGCTTTCGCCTGTTACGCCTGCGGGTGCAGATTATGTGTTTTGGAATAAGCCAGCAGCATTCAACCAAACAACGTATAATTGGGGTGTTTGGACGGTTGCGTTTGGTGACGGAAAGCATACCTGGTCAGACCCGGTGCAGTGGACGGATAATGTTAAGGATTACCCTTTTGGAGCAACAACTTTTGACGGCCGCCCGCTTCAGGGAACGCCGGGCAAAATGTACGCCCGGAATAGCTTAAAAAACATTGATTGGATGCAGCGTGGAGTTTACGAAGTTTCGCAACATAAAGACATTATTGACGCCGCTACGAAATGGATTTTTACGACTGATCCTGCGGTGAGTTACGGCAACAAAAAGCCGCTGATTGCTTACAAATTAAGCATTGACGGCTCTGAGGCGTTGGTATTGGCATTGGATATGTTTAGCGGTGAGCGAGTAAACGAAAGCCCCCTTCCGAAGCCGCCGTTTTCGCAGGGTATTACAACGAACGGAACTTGGACCACTGTGCAACGCATAAAATTACATTAATATGAACTTCGAAGGACTATTTGAAGGCTTTGCAAAATACTCGCAAACGCTATTTATTACGCTATTTTCGCCCAATTTCGCAATTATCGCTCCTACTCTTTTTTTGCTGAGATTGACAGACTCTGACACGATTGCGGTGCATGCTTTAGTTTTCGCATTTTTGGCCGATAGCCTTCTAGGAATCATAGAGGCGATTGCATCGAAGGAATTTGACTGGGATAAGCTTCCAAGAATTATTTACAAGGCTATTGTCTACTTTTTCTATTTGAAGTTATCTCAGTTTGCGGGGGATCTGCTAAGTGAACAGGGACTTGGGCGGGGTGATAACATTATGATATTATTCATTATCGTGATGTTTGTGGCTGAAGGGAAATCAGCTATTCAGAAAGCTGATAAGTTATACCCAAACCCAATAACTACCCCGCTCACGAAGCTATTTGACAAGATTTCTTTGAATACGAAGTCTGAAATTGAGGAGAAATGATTTGATAAGTCGGTTTGTGAAAACCGTCTTATCTACACTACTTTTTGCCCGTTAACATTGCAAAAAATACTTACGCAATGTTCGGGATACTCAATACAGAATTTTACGGTTTAGAAGGCAATGCATTCAGCCGTTTGGTAGCAAACAGCCTGAAGGGCGTTGTTCCTGTTTTCGCCGACTCAGGAATTGGAAAAGAACCCATTATGCGAGATTTTACCAATGCCATGCCGCTCAATCAACTTGGCTGGCTCGGTGTAGATATTGACAGCGTTAAGGATAAGAAAATCTCTATTATTACTCTTACTGGGATAACCTCCCGTGGGCGGTATTCGGACACCGACACTGAAAGAATTGGTGACCAACTACTATTGGCAGACGGTAACGAGAATATCTCAGCACACGTACTTTCTATTTGTTCTCCCGGCGGTGATGTCAACGGCATATTCCCACTTGCCACAATCATCGCAAATCTCAAGAAACCAATTGTCGCCCACGTGTCTTACATGGCTGCTTCTTGCCAGGCACTCACTGCTTCACAATGCACCGAAGTATATCTCGAAGATGCTGTAACGAGCATCGGCAGCTTAGGCATTATGTCCGTGATTCAATCCGAAGCTGAGCATCTGGAAAAGGAGGGTATTGCTACCTTAATTATGACCAGTGCCGGAGCCGAGAACAAAAGCATTTTTCATCCCGCTCGAAAACTCGACGAAACCGACCCCGCCATTGCCGAAGCCATTGCCAAAAAACAGAAAGCTCTCAACCTAATGAGTAAGCAAATGTGGGGCATGGTGCAGAAGAAACGCCCGCAGGTCAAAAGTGACATTGGCGTTGAAATGTTTTTCGGCAAAGATGCCATAAAAGCCGGGTTAGCAGACCGAATGGGAAGCCTTGACGATGCCGTTACCCGTGCTGCTTACCTAAGTACTCAAATTAAATAACTATATATTTTTTACGATTATGAAGAAAATCCAATTCACATCCATGATGGCAGCGTTTGCCGGGCTTTTCAGCACCAACCCAGAGCTGAAAGACAAAGAAACTGAAATCCAGACCGCGATGGACGCAGACGCAAGAACGATTTCTGACGATTTTCAGGCTCAGATATCTTCTCTACAAACTGAGCGTGACGGTCTGCAAGCAAAAATTACCCAAAGCGAACCAAGGCTTTTGGCACTTGGCGAGTATGAAAAAACGGGGGCAACCGTTGCTGAAATCAAAGTACTCCAAGACTGGCATGCCGCCGCAAAGGCTGTGAATGCTGGAGCTGGTGGAAATGATGCAAACGACACGCCAGATGTGCCAAGAATGAGTGCGGCAACAGCTCAGGCTAATGAAGTTTACCAGAAGCTTCACGGCAAAAAGCCGACCGAATAAGTAAGCTTTTGCTTGCCTGATTTACTTAAAGAACTTTTTCATCAACAAACTTTAATTTTTAAACATGCCAGATTTATTGGACATTTCGGGTGTAGCAGATGAGCTGAAAGCTTACGCTACCGACAACCAGATGCATATTTTTGCACAAATTTTGACGCCTGGCATCAATGAGCCGGGTGAAACTACCAGCTCAAAGATTACGCCCGTGGACCGCTACTCAGCGAGCTACGTGACAAATGACCGGGTTTACCTTACTGAAGCGTTTGTAAATGACGTTTTGCAGCCGGGTAACAAGGATACGTTCACGCCAAAAGATGGTTCTTTTGGTTTCAAAACCCGTTCGGCTTCAGTACAGCCCATCAAAATTGATGAGCTGATGAGTAAGACGAAAATCCTTGCCTGGTACAAGACCTATTACGGCCAAGTGAAAGGCGGCAAGTACAACCCACAAACCTTCCCATTTGAGGCATATATCACGATGAAAATTGTGGAGTCGGCAAAAAGTGGCTTGCGAAATGCCCTTTGGAATGCGATTTTCAACGCTGAGGGGCAATCAAGCCTTGACCTATTCGATGGCTGGATGAAGCAAATCAACCAATTGATTTTGGACGAAGATTTGCCTTCTGCCAATATAGTCGTGAATGGCGGACCAACGGTTGAAAACGCAATTGACGAAACTGAGAAAGTAGTTGAGTTGATACCAGATCAATATCTGTATCACCCAGACATGATTTGTTTGTCGTCGGGTTCATACTCAAGGACTTACGATAAGAGTTTTGCCGCGAAATATACCGCAGCCCCTTATAACGGACAGTACAGCCAAGGAAAAATTTTGGGTACTGATATTCCGATTATCATTGAGCCTTCCCTGCGTGGGTACAAGTTCCCGATTTTCACGCTAAAAGGCAACCTTGGTTACCTGTATGACGACGAATCTGCTCAAGTAAACCTTGACGTTGATTATGATGCTCGAAGCCGGTCTATTGCTTACGTAGCCGACTTTCAAGCCGGTGCCGGAATATCCGTGGCAGATTTAATCTGGACAATGAAATAATATCAAAACAGCTTTAGTCTGCACTTAAAATGCAAGGCTAAAGCTTGTTTTTAACACTTTAATTCTCTTCCAAACATGGGATTTATAAATCTTTCTTCAGTTGACGCTGAAAATTTTCAGGCACCAAATCCGCCGGGGGTAACCCGTGCGTTTGCCGTTGTTGGCCGTGCAATTCAAGGTAGCTGGCCTAACAAAGACATCATTGACGATGACGGCGAAATAACAGCATTACCCGTATTGTTGAAAGACAAAAACGGAGTAGATGCAAAATTCGTGGAGTATCTTTTCCCGAAAAATACGTGTTTCATAGATTCGGATGGTTCGGGTGATCCGTCTTATCAGAACTACAAGCACATGCTGAATATTTCTATGGCGGGATTTTCGAAAGAAGTTCGAAAAGAAGCTAAGAAGCAACTGAACGCCGGAACGGTGTGGATTGTGCAACAAAAAGGCGGCGAATTTGTAGTAGTGGCTTCGTCTGACGACCCGATTTTCTTGAATACTGGATACAAGTCTGGTAAGGGTGGAAAAGACAAGCGAGGTTACGAAATGAAGGGTGAAGCGGATGGTCTGGCGTGGGATCTACCCGTAATACCAGCAGCGTTAATGGCGACGCTTGATGTTATTTCTGTACTCGACGTAGTAGCTCCGTAAGATGCTTAAATATGCCGGGAAGCCAACCCGCAGATACCTGCCCCCATTTGGCTTTCTCTTGATAAATAAAGACTCGGGGCAGGATGTTCTGAAAGCTGCTCAAGCAGCTGGTGTACCTGCTATCAAGCAGGTTAAGGCTGCAAAAGCCGAAACGGCAATTAATGAAAGTGTTCCACCTCAAATAACGAACGATGAAAACAGTACTGGAAGCGGCAAAAGCCGAACTTGACGAACAACAAGCAGCCGCCGATAAGCGTGCAGGTGTAGCAGAGCTGGCAAAGCCCGCTTTAGTAGCTCACAAACGAGCCGGCGAACAAAACGAGGAAACCGAAGCTTGGGTAGCTGCCGAAGCGAAAAAAATAGCCAAAGCGGAACTTGAAGGAGTTTTAACGGTTGCTATTGCTCATGTTAAAGCTGAAGCTGCTTTAGAACTTGAAAAGGCGGTATCAGATGCTGTTGCTGAAGCAAAAGCTGAAGCTGCTTTAGAACTTAAAAAGGCGGTATCAGATGCTGTTGCTGAAGTAGCTGAGAAAGCAGAACCGAAACCCAAAAAATAATTTCCTTTTCCTCCAATTCAAAAAGTCAGTGCCATCCGCACTGACTTTTTTTGTTATCTTTGTAACGCTCGTATTTGATTAAACAAAACCTCGCCGAACGCATTTCGATTGGCAGAGGGTGAAAGTCCTTGTAGGGGTTTTGTTTAAAAATCAATACGAGCAGTGACCAATCGAATATTTTCCATGCAGCTCAGAGAATTACTTCAGATGAAAGGTGTTCCGGTCGATAGGCTGGAATTTGTCTTGATGAAATATTCTAAAGAATTTGAGATTGCAAACCACTACGAAGACCCAGAACTTTACGTCGAACATATTACCGCCCTCGATGCAGTTGCGGACTTTCTAAAACTACTTGACAATGAGCGTACAAAAACTGAGCTACCTAAAAGCAACAGCGGAACTGGAGCAACAACGCCAACTATGCCGAATCAACAAGGCTGACGAAACAAAGATTGCGGAACTTGAACGGGTAATTCAAGAGTTCAGGTTTCCTAATTCCGAGACTGCTAAACTAATAAAACTCAATATTGATATTCCGAAGTCGGGATATATTGAAGTTACCACCGAGCCGGAATATTCTTCTGAAACAGTGCAGGTTCTAGAAGAACTTTATTTGAAGCAAAACGGTATTGACAAAAAAAAGAATATCCTTGCTGATGGTCTTTTCCTTATCCCTGACCAGGTAACTACCAAAGCCGAGTGCGAAGAAATTAAAACGCTTCGGGAAGAATGGCGTGGCGTTGGTGACGAAATACGATTCGTAAAGAAACACGGTCAACGCCCATCGGCGGCGGTTGCGGTTGGAATTGACGAAAGTGAATTCGTTAATTCTTTACCCGTTGACATGCATTCTTTGTTCAAAAAAATTAAGTCTAAAGAGTCAAGCTTGAGTAATTTTAAAAAACGTCTGCGGCTTTCCAAGTCCGAAACCACCCGCTACAAGCAAGAAAAAAACATTGCGGCGGCAGAGACTGAGCTGAGCCTAATGAACACACTTCTAAACACGCTGAAATGATAGTTGAGCACTGGATTACAAAACGGATTGAGAAAGGCAAACGTCGGGTATTTTTCAAGAAATTGCCTAAGACTGAAGGGCGGTTGACGATTGCATTCAGGGGTATTTTGGGCATTGTACAATACAACCTGAAAGCTAATTTAGTACCGAACGTTTCTTGGTTTTACGTGGACGTACCGGAAAGAACCTGGAGGCTCACAAAAGAATTCAGTTATGTATTTATGACCAGAAGTGGTCAGTTTAGTGAAGATAAATTTAAGCCCAGTGGGTTCTTTGAAAATTTATTGTAATTTTTTGTCCTAATATCATTAATCATCAGCTCTGATATTGCTCACTAATCAAAACGAGCAATTATGATTACTGAATTATTTAAAACCCAACGGGCTAAGATAGCCGAGTTGGTTCCTCACGTTGCGAATCCCCGCAAAATTAAACAAGAAGAAAAACGAAAATTGTGGCTCAGGTTGCAACGTTTTGGTATGATAGGCATTCCGGTTCAGGATGCAGATGGTACGCTTTTGAGCGGTCACCAACGCTGTGAGCTGTACGCACAGTATGGTTTTGGAGAACACGAAATTGATGTGCGGGTTGCCAAACGTAAATTAACGGAGGATGAGCTTCGGGAAATCATGGTGATTGAGAATACCCACGCCGGAGAATTCGATTTGAAAAAGCTTCAGGCGGAATTTGATCAATACATTAACCTCGATGATTTTGGTTTCGATTTTGAAGCTCTGAACCAACAACTTTCGGAAAGTCTCGGGGACGTAATCGAAGATGAACCTGAATATCCTATTGTTCCTAAGTTTTCTGAAAGTTACTCTGCTGTTGTAATCGTAATTGAGAACAGTATCGACGAAAACTTTGTGCGTTCAGTTTTGGGGCTTGAAAAGATGAAAGATTACAAAACTGACAACATTGCTGAAAGCTACGTAATCACCGCAAAACAATTTTCAGAGCGATGGAACAGCAAATAGCGATTGTGATTGCGAGCCACAAGCGGGCAGCTAAGATTACCACGCACAAGAAAGTGAAGAACTCTATTATTTGCATTCCTGATGCTCAACTTTCTGAATATCGTGAACACGTCAGCCCTGATTTTGAAATTGTCACGCACCCAGATAATGTTATCGGAATTTCTGCAAAACGACAATGGATTTATGACCGCTTCGGGAATGTATTCTCCCTTGATGATGATTTGAGTTTTGCAAAAAGAATATACACCGAGCCGGGCGAAAAGGATAAATTAACGCCGGATGAGATTTTTGATATTATTCAGGCAACCGCCAGAACCGCCAGACGTGCGGGAATTTTCCTGTTCGGGTTCAATACTTCAGGGAAGCCATTTACATACCAATCTTTGCAGCCGATTCAACTAAGTGGCTATGTGAATACGTGTGCTTTTGGATTGTTGGAAGGTTCACAGATTTACTTCAGACCAGAGCAGAAAATGAACGAAGATTATTGGATGGCGGGATTGAATGCTTTTCATCACCGCAAAATCTGGCGGGATAATAGGTTTTACTTTCATTACGGCGAAACGTGGACGGGTACTGGCGGTTTGTCAGAGTTCCGAAACCTTGACACTTTGGAGAAAGATTTGAACGAGTTGCAAAGGTTTTTCGGAAAAGATATAATTTGCGTTAGAAAGATGGGAAAGAAGAACCACCCGTTTCAGATGAATTTTAAAGTACCTTTTTGATATGTTAAATAGGTTTTTGAATTGGTTAAGACTTAAAAGTCCATGTTGTCAGAAGCCTATGACAACTGTTTTTGAAATGGAGTGGGATAAGCTACTATACCAATCCCCTGAGTGCGGCAAAGAATACATGTAATTCTTCTAAAAAAACGAAAGCCTCCGAGAAATCGGGGGCTTTTTTTGTGCATAAAGCTGTGGAAAACATGGCTCAAATTAATTGATTACCAGCTTTTTACCCTTGACAACCTTGCAGATATTCGTAACATAATCATTCACCAAAACACAACGATTATGCAACTATCAGTAAAAACACACCTCTATCAATTTTCGCATTCTAAAAGCCCCCGTGGCAACGGAACTTGGGCGTTCAACATCGGCGGCGAAGTTATCCTATTACCAGGAATGTATTCAAAGGCTAAAAAATCAGCCTTGCAAATGGCAGCCGAAAGCGGAGCTTCATTAATCAAACTTTTACCCTAACTTTTTAAACAACAATCAGATGAAAAATTCAACAGTAAAAATGGCAACTTGTTACGAAAGGCACCTCGAAAAGTACGAAGGTGCAACTCCAGAAGACTACGTAAAATTCTCCCGCCGAACGGCTCAAAAAGTTGCCATTAGCAGAAACGACACCGCTATCTGCAAACTATTCAATTTGCACACCATAGCCCACGTAAACTTTTTGAACGCAGTGCTTCCTGACCATGTGGACTTGCGAAACCCCAACGAAATAGTAGATGCTACTACAAACCCTTACGAATTAGCAAAGATGTGGATCATGTGTAACATTGAAGCCCGTGACTACACCAGTACCGAAACCATCATCAACGAAAACGTTTTTGAGATTCGTAAAGAATGCTTCGAAAGATGGGGTGATAAAAACTGGCTGAGTGATGTAAGTAAAAAATGGTTTGATGACAATGCGGTGCAACTCGACGTAAAAATTGAAATCATCAACGAAAATAATTCTATGGAATTGACCATTGACGATATTATTGAGTTCGTCAGAAAATATAAGCCGGGCAAATACCTGAACCCACAACAAGAATTGCTACAAAGAATTGAGGAACAGTTTAAAGCTGTTTGCGGCTTCAATCTAAAAGATTATTACGCCGACCACCTTATCAAGTGTTGCGAATTTGTGCAACCTCAAGTAACTGAAACAGAGACAGTAGATTTTTAAACCAGGCCCCGAAAGGGGCTTTTACTTTTTACAACGATGGACGAATATAAATGCCTTAAAACCTTTGAAAAGCAGTTCATGAGCTTTTGCCATGGCTATAATCACGCAGACGTGTTCTGTGATATTGTTGACCTTTCAATAGCCTTCTTTCAATTTTATGGAGATAAGGAAGTCGGCGATTACCTCAAGAAAAAATACGGCAGGGATTACGAAAAACTTTGCTTCGTTTTCAATGAAATCGTATTCGCATACAAAGAAGGAATCAACCGAGGGAATTGGTACGATGGTTTCGGGCTTTTCTACGAAGTGATTAGCTCAAGCTACAAATCAAGTAGGTTAGGGCAGTATTTTACCCCAAAGCCAATTTGTGATTTGATGGCTGAAATAAGTATTGGCAAGAAGAAAAATGCACGAGTACTTGACAATGCCTGTGGCTCAGGCAGGATGCTTTTAGCCGCTAATAATATCATTTTGGGTAATACTTACTTCGCTAATGATATTGACCCCATTTGCTCAAAAATGACGGCAATAAATATGTGTATTCACGGTTTACGAGGTCAGGCAGTTTGTGCCAATGGGCTTTGGTATGGAGATAGTTGGCGATTTGGCTTCGCAGTTAATGAAAACCTGAAATTTGGTTTTCCTTCCATCCGGAAAATAACCCAAGGCGAATGTTTTCAGTCGCTTTCACTTGAGAGTATGCGGAAAGAACCCGAAAAAGAAGCTGTTGAAATCATCATCAAAAAGCCTACTAAAAAGGAGTTAAGAGAGCTTCAAATGTCGCTTTTTTGATGTGGAAAACAAGGATAAAACTAATTGATTGTCAGCTTTCTACCCTTGCCAATCTTGCAGATATTCGTATCACAATCAAACTTTAATATAATGAAAAACAAGGCGAAAGAATTAGACAGAAGAATCAAAGACCTTATCGGCTCTGAGCAAAAAGCAGTCCGAGAGTACTTTGAAAAACGCCCGGAGAAAGTCTTCGGAGTTCAACGATCCTTGCTAAAAGGCTTCTCGGATTTACCCATATTTCAGGGCTCTTCAGAAGAACAACAGCAAGATTTATTTTAAACAAAAAGCCCCGCTGGCGGGCGGGGCTTAACCATCAAAACAAAGTTTTAACGATTTTTAGAGAACGTAAATTTATGAAAACCATCAGGATTAACAAGAAATACAGAAGAACTAATTACCAAGGCTATTGGACTCCAAAGCTAATTATGGAAGGTCACCAACTTAAAAAAGCTGGCTTCACAATAAATAAAGAATGTTCAGTAATAATTGAAAACGGGAAAATAACCATTACAGCAATATGAGATACGAAGTAAAGACACTAAACGGATATGAGTTTTTTGAATGCAGTTCAGCCCTGCAAAAATCAATCCGGCGAGGTCTGGAAGATGATGCCCTCTTTTGGGCTGTTGAACTTTCCAAATCCAATTTCAATGAATATATCTGGAAAAGGCTCAAAATAATAAGCTCTGAAGATGTCGGTTTCGCTGACCCTTTGATTAGCTCTGAAATCAATTCACTCTATCAGATGTGGAAAGATTTGGCAAAAAAGAAAGATGACAAGCATTATCCCGAAAGGCTATTCTTAGTACATGCAGTCATCATGCTCAGTCGGGCAAAAAAATCAAGATACGTAGATTGGCAAACGTGCTATGCCTTCGGCTGCCACGAATCAAGGTTTCGCCCAATTCCTGATTTCGCCCTGGACAAACATACCAAGTCAGGCAGGAAGCTCGGCCGCTCGATGGCTCACTTTATCGAAGAGGGATGCAAACTCGAAAACTTTCATCCGGTACCGGAAGAAGAAACTTCCAAACAGCTTGCATTAAAAGCCCTCAGTGATAACTGTAACGGACTTTTCTAAACCATTTGTAAGGATAAAAAAAGCTGCTCAATTGAGTGGCTTTTTTTATGTCTTATCGTGCCGTTTTTGTTCGCCGTATGATTGCATTAGAATTAAAAATCTATGGCAAAGAAACTATTGAGTTTGGCACGGGCGAACAAAGTGCTAAAAATTGACGAATCGAAACTTGACCGTTACCTACTCTACTACAATGATGAGTTATTACGTGATTTTGACGACGAAAGCCCAGACGCTCCTACCCTTACCTATACCGAGCGTGATATGCTCACGAAGTACGAGCGTGTATATGAAATGTTCGACATCGGACGAACGGACGGCATGATACGCTCCTTTTTGAAAAAGGAATACGACATCAAAGATCGGCAAGCACGCTACGTGGTAGAAGAGGCGAGAATTCTTTTTGGAATAACTGGTAAAGCTGATAAGGAAGGAAGAAAACAAGCCTCCATAAATTTTTACCGGACACTTGCTAACGTAGCTTTCAAAGACAAGCTATACGAAGTAGCTGGAAAACTCTGGGAGCGGGCTGATCGGCTGGAAGGTCTTTTCAATGACGAACATATTGGATTAGATCCCGCCGACTTTGGCAAGCCTACGAAGTTCGTTTTTACTAATAACATTCAGATTCTCAATCAGAATAAAACCATTGATTTCGATGAGTAACAGAAAAGTATACGTGCATGACAAGCAGATGCAATTTCTAAAAAGTCGAGCAAAAAGAAAAACGTACCATGCCGGACGTGGAACGGCGAAAACGAACACGATTGGGAAGATTGTCGGGCAAATATTTAACCGTTTGCCCCGTTCCCGCTGGGCACTTACAGGAGCCACGTACATCCAGTTGGATTTGGTTGTATTGTCTGAAATTAGGGAAAGTCTGGAACAAATGGGTATTCTTGAATACAATGTCAAAACCATGCCCTACGGCGAATACGTAGTTTGTGTGAAACCGCCCGATGACTGGAACAAACCCTTTAAAAAAGTTGGTCGCCTTGGTTATCAGTATGCGATCACGCACATTTCCGGGGCAATGCTTCAGATGGTTAGCCAGGATAGAAGCGAAACGTCCAGAGGTCTCAACTTAGATGGGGCTATCACGGATGAGCGTGCCACCATCAAAACCGATTTTCTAAACAAAATCATCTATCCTACCGTCAGGGCAAATAAGGATAAGTTCTTCGCCAACGATCCATTGCACCTCGGAAAGTATGAATTCAGTTCAGCGGCATGGACTCAAGAAGGAATGAGCATGTACGAAATGGAATCGAAATACGAATCCATGATGTCAATTCGTAAAAAATTTTCCCAGACAGAGCTAAAAAATACGCCACCAGAATACATGTGGCTTGAAAGTACTTGTCTTGACAATCCACTAACCGGACAATCTTACTGGGATAATCTCAAAGCTGAATTAGACCCGCTAACCTTTGACGTTGAAGTTGCTAACCTTCGTCTTACCAAGCTCCCGAATGGCTTCTATCATGCCTTCCTTACAAGTAAGCATATATACACCCCCAAAGATTGCTATGAATATGACGATGAAAAAGGTCTACACCTGTACCTGCCAAATGACTACCGCAAGGATAAGCCCCTTGAGCTAACACTTGACTTCAACGCCGCAATTTTTTGGAACTTAGTATGTCAAGAGGTTGGGCGGGAGTTCCGTGTAATCAACTCAAAATTCGTTAAGCCCTCGCAGAGTATAGCCGATAAATCCATTCTCCATCAGGGAGCTGAATGGTTCTGTGAAACATACAAGGATCATCCTACTAAAGAGGTGTACATATTTGGGGATCCGGGTGGTAACTCACGCTCTGCAAATACATCATCCGTTAACCTCCCTTTCTTCGATGAATATGCTGCTATCCTTATCGCAAAGGGATGGAAGGTATTCAGGCGTGAGCTTCAATCGTACCCAAGTCATAGAGATAAGTACCGTCTTGGCAACTATTTGCTTGAGGAATCGTCTGAGCGTACACCCCGCCTTCGTATCAATCAGGCAGCAGGTAACAACAAGGCTGTCATCATAGCAATACAAAGCACAGCTGTTAAGCAGAGTACTGAGAGCTTCGAGAAGGATAAGAAAAGCGAACGCAAACTCGTGAACCGGGAGTATGCTACCGACCCGACCGACGCACTCGACTACATATGGTGGCAGAAATTCCGGAAGCTACTGCCTGGCCGTCCAGTACAGAAAAACCGAATCGTCACTATCTAGCAAAACCGTTTTATATTCTAATTTTCCCAAACGTTAATTTACGTTTTTGGTAAAGTGCGGGTTAGGTAATCCTGACAGGACGGGTGAAAAATTATGTTTTTGAAAGTTAAATAATTGAAAATTAGAAACTTACAAAAAAAATGACTGCAAAAAAGGTGCTTTTAAAAGGTGTCCCACGGGTTAAAATAGCTTTATAGTATCATTGTGACATGAAAACGATTCATCTATCTGAGGTTTTGAGCGAAGTTAACAAACCGAACTCTGTATTTTCTTTAAAGTATAGGAAGGCAGATGGGAAAGTTGGATTTAAGCAAGCGGTTATTTTACGAAACAAAGGAAACGAAGAAAACGGGCGGCGGAAAATGAACCGCTCCGGCTTACTTAGTATCTACGAGCCACGCACGGGAAACGAGCGGGAAATTACGATTGATTTTATTCTTGAATTTAATTCAATGCGGGTTGTGAGACACCGCACCATACAATGAGAAAACCTTTCAAGTTAAGTAAACACGTCTATGTGACGCAAAACGCCCTTGTAGAGTTTAAGGACGGCGGGCGGGTAAAAGATGCTGGTCCCGCTGATGCGGTTGACCTGAGCATTGGGCTTGGTAGTCAACACGAACCTTGGGGAGTGAAGGACGCTATTTTGAAGGAAATGCACGATTTGTGCTCCGATAACCCAACTAAATGGCGGCTGATTGCTACACGGCGTGATTTTGTGATTGGCAAAGGTTTGCAAGTTGGACTTGATGGCATGGATGAAATAGCTGCTAAAAAGTCTGATCAGGTGAAAGCAGTAAAAGCTTTTCTGAAAAATAACGAAGTGCCAGAGCTGATGCGGGATTTAGCTTTTCAACTGGAATTTTCAGGACGTTATTTTGTGAAGCTGACTCTTGATTTGCAAACGCAAACCGTTGGAGCTGTTGAGCTGATTGATGTTTTTCATTGCCGCCCTCGGAAGCTTGAATCTAATGAAAACCGAATATCTGCTTATGTGCTTAATCCGAATTTTGGTACGAAGAATTTTAGACTGGTTGACAATCAGACCATTCCAGCTTTTGACGTAAAGAACCCGACCCGCTACGCCGTGAGTATTATCGATTCTCGTGAGAAAATACCAGGTCAAATCTACCATCCATTTGCTTTTTGGTGGGGAACTAAGTGGTGGACAATTGTATCTAACAAGGTTCCTCGTTTTCATGAGAATGGATTGGAGAATGGGTATAATTTGAAATACCACGTGAGTATCCCGGATAATTATTTTGAAGGGGAAAATATGACCGAAACTCAGGAAGAAGCCTTAAAAATTGAGGTCTGTGAAAAGATGGACGAAACGCTGCGGGGCAAAACTGATTCTGTACTTTTTACTTTTCACACAATTGATGTAAACGGGAAAGAAATATCTGGCGTGAAGGTGACGGAGCTTGCTAATAATATGAGCGATGATGCTTATACGGCAATCTTTAATACAGCGAATTTGGCTCAGGCATCTGCCCATGGTATTATACCAATTCTCGCAGGAATTGATACCGGCTCTAAGCTTGGTGGCTCTGGTAAGGAAATGGAAGTGGCGGCAAATTACATTCAGGCTTTTTTGGTGAACGGAAGCCGGATGCTCTTACTGAAGCTCTTGGAGATTTTTAGGGATATTGAAGGTTGGAGCGAAGAACTGACCTTTGAGTTTGAAAACGTGCAGATTTACAATTTTGATGTTACGCCAACTGCGGCGGCAAATAACAAAACCCAAAACCCAAGCAATGGAACTACTGATTAATGATGTAAAGACGCTTAAACAATTTTTGGGCGGCGTACAGCGAAATATGGACTGGAGCACATGGCAGCCATTTGTGGAATCTGCTCAGGAAACTTTCATTCTGGCGGCAGTTGGTGAAGGCTTAATAGCTGACTTGAGCGGTACGCACGAAACTGTTTTAACGCTAAAGAAAAAGCTACAACGAACATTAGCAAATTACGCTTACTTGATTGCAATACCACAGCTGACCGTGGTGACGGGTGATGCCGGAATTTTGCAGCCCAACCCGCAAAACACCACTACGCTAACGAAGTGGATGCACACGAACCTGAGCCAAACAACTGCGAAAACGGCGGACGATAATCTTGAACTTGCTTTACAATTTCTGGAACGCAATACAGACGTACAGGATGATAACCAAGCTTACGTTTTTGCCAACTGGCGGAACGGCGATGTGTACTTGAAGAATCGAGGCAGCTTTGTGAGTTCTGCCACTGAGCTGACAAAATACCTGCCATTTGTGCAGAACAGCAGGCGTTTATTCCTTGCAATGCGTGATTATTTTGAACGGGCGGCGGTGGATTATCTTCCCGATTTGGTAGGCGAAGCTTTCACTAACTCTTTGAAATTACGGCTTTTGAGCGATGTGGCGATGACACAAGACGAATTGAAGGTGATTGACTATGTGCGGATGGTGATTGTGTATAAGAGTCTTGAAGATGCAATTACTTTTTTGAATATAAGCCCTGATTTTAGGTTGATAACGCTGACGGATGGTTTACAGAACGAGGGTATGATAGCCCCGCAGCGTGCCAATCAGATTATGCTTGACGCTCAAAAATCTTACGAGCGGTTTGGTTCGAAACTGACTGACCTACTGAATAAAAAAGCTACGGCAACAGTGTTTGCCGATTACTTTACCTCAGAATTTTACCCGTTACCAACCGCCGAAAAAGATGCAAAGGGGCGATTCTTGAAACGCTTTGATGATCCGACAAGAAACTTCGTAGTGTTGTAAAAACTGAAATTATGCCAACTATTAAACTTCATTTTGATGAAAATAAAGATACCGTCTGGTTTTGGGAACTCTGCAAAAAGTTGGGTTACAAAGTACTGGAAGTTGACTTTTGTGATACTCGCCCTGTGGTTGTTAACCTCGCTGGCGATTTGGTGGCGGAGCCTTGCATCAAGTGTGCCGGTAGTATCTTCACCAACAGATTTGGACAGCCGAAAACTGCTCAAGAAATCGAAGAAGTCAGAGAAGGAATTGAAAGAGGCTTTAAAGAAAGACAGCATAGAAAGAGATGAGAAAATTATTCGTATTGATAGCCTTAGTAGTAATGAGCTTCAGCGGGAAATGTGGCGAGTTTTTGGAAATGAGTAATGACAGCCTTACGCCCATTGCTCCGAAAGGTTACGTTTTCTTGACTGAAGGGGCAGCAAAACGAGCGTTGAGAGCGAAAATTGATGCGGAGTTTTGGGAAGTGAAAGCTTCAGTACTTGACTCTGTAATTTCGGAAAAAGAGATGCAGCTTTCTGTTACTACGAGGATAAATAAAAGTTATCGAAAAAAGTTGTTTTGGCGGACACTCTGGTTTACAGGTTCTGTGGGGCTGAATGTGTATTTGATATCTATTTTAGTAAAGAAATGAGGCGATTTTTGGTAGATAAAAAGGACTATTTCACCCCACGTGGGTTTGACGAATGTACTACTGAGCAGGTGGGTATGGTGGTGGCGTATCAGCTTGGTTTACAGGTGTTTGAATCTGCTAAAGAACGCACACAAAGCAAGGTTGCTTTACTTTGTGCATTGAGCAAATTCCCGCAAAGTATTCTACAAAAACTGACCGCCGGACAGGTGCAACGGATGTTGAGTATGATTGCTTGGTGTAAGCACGCTAAGATTACGGATCGGCGGCCTTTTGCTTCGTTTACTTTTCAGAAAATGGTTTATGTTCTACCAGCCGCAAACCTTGCGGATACAGCAGCGATTGAACTGGCGATGTGCACAATTTTTGATTTGGCTTTCACGAGAACAGAACATAAGAATATTGACGCCATCTTTTCTATTCTTGGTACTGTATGCCGACCCGCACGGAAGGATTTGAAAGCTTTCCAAGAGTCTGAAAAGTGGAGCGGTGATACTCGACAAGCCCCAAACACCACGGCGGCAGAACAGCGGGCGGCGGCTTTTAAGGAAATGCCCTACGGCGTGGCGATTGCTATATATATGTATTGGTCTGCCATGGTAACTAAGTTCTGGAAACGACACGATGACCTGCTAGAAGAAACGGACGAAATACCGATGTACCAGAATGGTGAAGGACAGGTGACGATGCTGATGGACGTGGCAGAAATGGGTACGTTTGGAAACTTTGAGGCGGTGTGTGAACAAAATGTGCATACTATATACCTCTTTTTGAAAGACAAGAAAAAGAAGGCTGAGCGGCTAGAACAAATGCAAAAACAAGACACTGAAAATGGCTGATGTTACTCTAAAAAAAGTGCTTGTGATTGAGCACCCGAACACGATTCTTGATTATTTGACTGCGTTTGTGGCGGCTGATACAAATGCTTGCGGGTATTTTGTGTACGGTGGCAGCCGGAAGCTTCAGGAACGTTTGAAATATATTGAAGCGGAGCAATACCCGATTATTCAGTACGAACGCCCTAATATTCATACTGAAGCGGGCGGGCAGAACATTGACGAATCATATCTGTGCAGTATTAATGCTTA